TTGGACCCCGATGACATCTACAACGGTTAGGGGGGTACATGGCAGAAGCAGAAAAACAATCTAGTCACCAGGCTGACGATGGTCAAATAGACCTAGAATTTACAGAAGAGGCACAGGAAGTCACATTAGAGGACGTATCTGAAGAATCTTCAGCACCGGAGCCGGTGGAAGAAGAAAAATCATCTGATGATGAATACAAGCAGTACAGCGAATCAGTCCAGAAAAGAATAAATCAACTGACTAAAAGGGCGCGTGAAGCTGAAAGACAGCGAGAAGAGGCGGTTAATTTTGCACAACAGGTGCAACAGGAAAATCAAAACGTTAAAGCTCGTCTTAACAACCTGGATAAAAGTTACATCGACGAATATGGCAGTCGAGTGTCTTCAGAACAGCAACGAGCAAAAGAAGAACTGAAAGCTGCAATAGAGACCGGTGACACAGATCGTCAGCTACAGGCCCAAGAAAAGATATCTCAGCTTGCCGTGGCGGCAGATCGTCATGCACAAGCAAAAGCTCAACGAGAGGTGCAAGCCCAACGGTTTGAGCAGGAACAAGAGCAGCAGGTTCAATATCAGCCTGCACCAGAACAACAAAGGCCAGATCCAAAAGCTGAAGCATGGGCAGAACAAAACTCATGGTTCGGGCAGGACTCTGCGATGACCTTTGCAGCCTTTGGCATCCACAAAGAATTGGTGGAAACCCAAGGTATGGACGGAGCCAGCGATGAATACTATGATGTGCTGGACAAAAGAATACGAGAGGAGTTTCCTCACAAGTTTCAAGATGAAACAGAAGAAGAAATAGCCCCTCGACGCACCACGCAAACTGTTGCAGGTGTATCTCGCCCTAGTAAGAAGGGGCGCGGCAGACAGGTTAAACTCACTCCGAGCCAAGTCACTATTGCCAAAAGATTAGGGGTGCCACTTGAAGAATACGCAAAATACGTGAGGGACTAATGACAGACATAGATAAAACAATCGACGCTATCAAGAAGACCTCTCGCGCAAAATCCACGAGAGAATCTACGGCTAGGCGTAAGCCGTGGTCTCCAAAGTCAAATTTAGATGCTCCCGACGCACCAGAGGGTTATAAGCATCGTTGGATACGTTTTGAAACCCGAGGCTTCGAAGATCAAGCCAACATTACGGGCAGAATGCGTGAAGGCTATGAGCTAGTCCGACGAGACGAGTACCCAGATTTTGAAGCACCGACCATTGAGTCGGGCAAATACGAGGGGGTTTTTGGAGTTGGCGGATTGCTTCTCGCTAGGATTCCGCTGGAAACAGTTGATGAAAGGACTGAATATTTCGCTTCGAAACATGCAGACCAGATCGAAGCTGTGGAAACGGACATACTTAGAGAGAATGCTCACTCAACCATGCGGATTGACAAACCAGAACGTCAATCTCGCGTAACTTTTGGTGGTCCTCGTAAGTAGGTAAGTTTTTAGGAGACTTAATACAATGGCAAATCAAGAAACTGCTTACGGTCTACGCCCTATTGGGCTTGTAGGAAGTGCCGTCAATTCTACGGGTTTGACGCAATACGAAATTGCGTCTAATAACACCAACGCCATATTTCAATACAGCTTAGTGGTCCCGACTTCTGCGGGAGTCATAGACCAAGCGGGTGATACCGCTGGCGGCACAACAGCCGCTCTGGGTGTATTTATGGGTGTAGAATATGTCGATTCTTCTTCTAAGAAGACCGTATTTCGAAACTTTTGGGCTGGATCAAACAACGTAAGCGTTGATACGAATTTTCCTATCAAAGCTTTAGTTGCTGATAATCCAATGCAACAATTCCAAGTAGCTAGTGATGCTTCACTAACCGACCGTGCTACGGCACTGACGGGCGTGTTTGCAAACGCAAGCCTTGGTACGTCTGCAAGGACCGGCTCTACCGACACAGGTCGTTCAAACTCGGCTTTGAGTGTGTCTTCAATCAATACAACGGCTACGTTGCCGCTGAAGATCATTGGTATCGTAGATGCTGATGAGAACAGCGACTTCACCGCTGCCGGTATCGGATTGGTTGTGAGAATAAATGCACACTACAATTCACCGAATGCGCGATTTGATTCTCAAACCACAGCCACGACCACTGGCATTTAAGGGGGTATAAGAAATGGCTATTACTCGCGCACAATTAGCGAAAGAGCTTGAACCCGGCTTAAATGCTCTGTTCGGGCTTGAATATGATCGTTACGATCAGGAACACGCTGAGATATTCGACGAAGAAACTTCAGACAGAGCGTTTGAAGAAGAAGTCATGCTCTCAGGGTTCGGCTCTGCTCCGGTTAAAGCGGAAGGCAGTGCCATCTCGTTCGACGACGCGCAGGAGACCTTTACAGCGCGTTATACGCACGAAACCATTGCTCTAGCGTTCTCGATTACAGAAGAAGCTATCGAAGATAATCTCTACGACCGGCTTGCTTCTCGTTACACGAGAGCTTTGGCTAGATCAATGTCACAGACCAAGCAGGTTCGGGCTGCTGCGGTATTGAACAATGCGTTCAGCACTGGTTCACCAATCGGTGACGGTGCGGCTCTTTGTTCTTCTGCTCACCCGTCTATATCAGGCAACCAGCGTAACCTTCTCAGCACTGCTGCCGATCTCAACGAGACTTCGTTAGAGCAGATGTTGATTGACATCGCCGGCTTGACTGATGAGCGTGGTCTGAAGATTGCAGTTCGAGGAATGAAGTTGATCATTCCAAAAGAGTTGCAGTTTATTGCAGAGCGAGTTCTAAACTCAAACTTGCGACCTGGAACGGCGGATAATGATATTAACGCCAACAAGTCAATGGGTATGCTTCCTGATGGAGCTGTCGTCAACCATTTCCTTACGGATACTGACGCTTTCTTCATCAAGACAGACGCACCTAACGGCTTCAAGTTGTTCCAAAGAACCCCCATCAAAACAGCGATGGAAGGTGACTTTGATACTGGAAACATGCGATTCAAGGC